CGCCTCCCCCGTGGGCCCGAGGATACTGAGCAACGCTTGCCTGAGACCCGCCACCGACTCGCTGGTGGAGATGCCCTGCTTCGTGATGGCGCTGATCGCCCCGAGCGTCTCATCCAACCCAATGCCCAGCTTCGCCGTGATGGGCGCAACCTGACCAATGGACCGGGCGAGTTCCCCCACTGTGGTCTTGCCTGCACGCATGGCGACGAAGAGGGCGTCGGACACGTCCCCCGCCTGACTGGCTTCCATTCGGTAGGCGTTGAGGATCGAGGTCAGACCATCGGAAGCGGTGGCCACATCCGTGACGCCCCCCACGGCGAGCTTGTTTGCTGCCGTCAGGGTCTGAGCTGCTTCCGCAGCCGTGCTCGCCCCTGCCGAAATGACCCCGTACAGAGCCTTGGCCTGCTCCGTTGGAGCCTGCGCGAACTGGGAGGAAAGTCGGAGTACCTCGTAGGTCAGGGCCCCCATGTCCTCCTGCTGCTCTGGCCCGAGCAGGGTGGACACTTCCGCCATGGCCCCGTTGAAGGCGAGTGCCTGACGTGTGGCACTGAGCATGGCTGCACCGAGTGCAGCGAAGCCAGCAATAGGGAGAAGGCCCCTGAGTCCCCGTAGCGTCCCCCCAAGGGCCGACACCCGCTTGGTAGCCTTGCGTGTGGAACTGCCCATTTTTCTCGCGCCCCGAGCTACCTTCTCGGACGACTGGACAAATTCACGGGCCCCTTTCTTGGCGAGAGAGGAATCAATCCCGGCGCGTACAGAGTATTCCTGAGTCACCTTCGCCTCCGACCGCTCCGACGTGCTTTCGGAGCTGAACTCGTCTGACGCTTCTGAGCGGCCCGCTGTGTCTCAATGCGGTCCCTCATTACGTCCACGTAGGTTCGGTCCAAGGCGCGGACCATCTTGATCCACGTGGATCGTTCCTCTGTTGACCCGATCCCGAGCAGATCGAAGTACGCCTTGTACTCCGACAACGGGATCGCGCCCACTCCCCCTTGTGGCTGCTGCCGACTCGGGCTGAGGGTCAGGAACGCCTCATAGTACAGACGGTTCCACGGCCACAGAGTCGGCTTGTTCCTGAGCGCGGGCGGGTCTTCCCCCGCCTCCTTCAATGCCTTCAGGAATTCGAGCTTTCCCCCCCACTGGAGGTCCCACTGGAGGACGTCAGTGAGTTTCCCATGTCTTCCTCTTCCTCCTGCGCGAGGAACGCCTCGGTGGCGTTGGCGAACTGGACTACTTCCTTGAACAGCTCGGGAAGGTCCTTCATCACCTTGCAGAAGTTCTCTTTCGTGAACTCCAGCTTCTCGTCGTCGGGACCGAGAATGTAGGGCTGCCACTCCCCGTCGAGCTTCTGCTCCCAGCCCCGGACGATGGTCTCCGCATAGGTCTCGATCATGATGTCCGTGCTGACATCATCGTCCATCGTTCCCTTCTGGAGTTCGTACCGGTAGGGCTTGGTCTTCTGGGAAAAGACCCGCTTGAAGGCTTCGTTGGAGCCCCCTGCCCGAGCGACGAGCATGCGCACGTCACCAAGACGAAGGAGCTGCCCTTCCTTCTCGGCACCGGGATCGGTGGCATAACGCTGGTACAGGCTGTTCGTCATCTTGACGCTCCGTCTCATCTTGAGGGGACCTGATCTAGGTTCGGTAGTTACCCAGAGTCAGGCCCCGTGTGGGTGATCATGTTCACGCGGCGGCGGGCAGCTTGTCGATCTGCATCGTCACGCCGGAATAGGCCTCGTCCGTGGCCGGGTTCACTTCCAGCTCGAACTCCGCCATGAGGTCGGAATCCGGACCCCCGCTGGTGATCTGCGGGTTCAGCAGCACGCAGGAGGGGAGGGTCAGAACATACCCGGCCCCGTCTGCGTCGATGGCCCGGAAACTGACGAGCACATCCGTCTCGTCCTTGGCCAGATCGTACTCGGTGAAGTCCTTGAAGTAGATGGACAGGCCCCCGCTCACGGTGAAGGTGCCCCGGCCCATGCCCCTCGCCTCTGCGGAACCGAGACCGAACTGCTGGCGGGCCCCCTCCTTCGTCACGTCCACGCTGACCGACTGCACCACGCCCGGGAACACGGCCCCGTTGATGACGAGGTTGCTGATGCCCTCCACCGTGGAAATCACCTGCCCGGTCGGAGCGACGGTGACCGGGCCCGTGGACGAATTGCTGGTGGCCTTCGCCTCCTTCTTGGCGAGTGTGGAGAACGAGCCCTCGAAGAAGCCCCCGAGTTCCGCCGAGAGCTGCCCCCCGGACAGGTAGGTCCCCGGGTAGGTCAGGAACAGGGCCGTGGCGAGCTGCTTCTGGAGGAAGTAGGTGTGGATGTCCACACCATTCCTCAGGATGGTTCCTCGGATGGCGGCATCCGCCCCGGCAGGCGTCTCGGCAGAGGCCGGGGCGGGGCTCACTTCCAGCGTCTCTCCATCCGGCTTGGCGGTGACCCGGAAATACCCGTTGTTCCCAGCGTCGGAGAACCCAAACACCTTGATCCACTGGCCCACGGCCACGTCCACGAACTTGTCCGTGGCAGTGGAGGTGAACTGGCTGCCTGCGTTGTCCGAGGAGATGTCCCCCGCAGCACTGTCGATGGCCAGCGGGGTCTCCCACGTGCCGTTCAGCAGGCCCTCCATCAGGTCATCGAAGGTGCCGTAGCTGAACGCGACACTGAGGTCCCCTGCGGAGGCGACTTCGGTGGTGATCCCATGGGCCGCGTCCCCGGTGCTGCGAATCTCCGCAGGGCGGGTGCGGCTGCGCGTCTCACTCAGGGACTCGCTGAGGATTCGGAGGGCCTTGAACACAACATTGGGGGCTTCCCCCCAGTTGGTCTCTTCCCCATAGGACACACTGGTATCGGAAGTGTCGATGCCTGCGTTGAAGTTCGTGCTCATGATCGTCTCCGCGTCGGATCAGTGGACTGCGTAGAGGTCGAACGGGCAGAGCACGTTCACCTGATAATGACCCTCGAACAGCCCGATGGGCCTCACTGTTGGCGACCTGAACCGGACCAATCCTGTGTTCAGGCTTACATTCTTCCTGCGGAAGATCGTTGCCGCCTTGTCCGCCAGCGTCAGTGCTGCCGCATCCCCTTTCCCGGTCGGCACGAACACCTTGATCAGCACCATGCCAGGGGTCTTCTCGTGCTTGACGGGGCCGGTCAGTTCGTTCAGCTCCGAATCCCCGAAGTCGAACGCGAACTCCACGTAGGGGTCACTCGCCGGGATGCTTCCCTTTTCACTGTTGGGGGAAAACACCGGGGTTTCGTCCCCCCAGCCGGTGATGAACACCGTTCCCACCGCCCCCCGAAACTCTTCAGCGTTCACAGCAATACTCCGAGTGTTCTACACCCACCAAGCTCACCGAACAACGGCGCGCACCTGTAGCTTCACGCCGCCCATACTCACGGAGGAGATCGCCAGCCCCACCATCCCGGCAGGAGCCTTCGAAGACCACCCCGCTTCGAGGCGACTGATGTAGTGCAGGTTGTTCGTGATCCACACCTTGCTCGGCAGGTCCTGCGCCCCGTCAATGGCTCGAATCAGGTCCTTCTGGCGGGACTTCTCCCTGCGGGTGAGCGGGGAGCCCGTCAAACTGACCCCGGCAACCTCGTCCACTGACCCGACATGGGGGGTCTCGAGAGTCATGAACCAGTTGTTCCGACTGAGACCGGACAGCACCGGGTTCCTGAGCACGATCCCGGAATGGACCTCAACCACCACACCCTTGAGCACCGCCCGAGAGAGGAGGCCCGCTTCCTTATTGGCGAACTTCTGGAACTGCTGGTGGAACTTCTCCGGGCTCAGAGTCTGCGCCTTTTTCACAGCCGCAAGTCCAGTGTGTACATCACGTCCACCGCCCCAGGGGCAAGGGGTTCCACCTTGTCGATGGGGTATTCCGTGCCGCCGAATTCCAGAGTCATGTCCGGGGTGGGCTCCACGGCCAATCCGGAAGCAGCCAGAAGCACTTGCAGCCTGCGATGCACCACCCCGTCGATCCGACGCTCCTTTACCCCCAGACGGAGCACGTGGGTGTCCGCATTGTTCGGGGTTGGGGGGGTGTCGTACTTCCCTGACGCGTGATCCATGAACCCACCCGACCCGTAATACAGGATCGCAGGAATCCCATTGTCCCGGATGGCAGGGGTGGCCGTTGTGTCTCTGAGTGCAGTGTAGTCCGGCATCCTCAGTACCCCTTACTGAGGTGGAAGTATTCCCCGTAACCGAAGGGGTCGAACTCGTCGTTGGCCTGATCCCGCTCCCTTGCCGTCAGGCCGATGGACATCCCCATCTTGTTGCTGCCCGCGATGGCAAACTCACCCACGAGCTGGTCGATCCACGGGAAGAGGTCGATGCTGGGCGCGTTCGGGAAGAACGTCGTGGAGATGGGGCCCACCTTCTCGGACTGCACGTGGGACGCCTTTTGCACCTTGTCGTTGACCACACTTTCCCCTGCGATGACGAGGATCGCAATCTCGATCTGGCAGTGCTGCACTTCCGGGGGGATGGTGTGGTTGTCATACTCGTACCCGTCGAAGTCGATCAGGTCCTTCCGGGGCCACTGCATGGGCTGGCTTCTCTCGGTCCGCTCTCCGAGCCATTGCCCCCCATACCGAGCCCGCATGATCTGCGCAGCACGAAGCACGGCTGCCCCTTTCTCCGAGGCCGACGCGGCGGACCACTTAGCAGAAGTCTTTCCGTAGTCCGACAGATAGGTGTCCACGTCCCCCACGTCCACGTACGTGTTGGAGCCAGCTACCGGGGTTCCATCTTCGACAACGAGCGCAGTCATAAGGCCCACCTCCTATTCCATCGGAGCATTGTGGGCCCACCAACTCGGGAACGCTACATCAGGGGAGTGCACGCGAGTGCAGAAGTGGTGCGGGGACTGGGAATCGAACCCAGATGGCCAGCTTGGAAGGCTGGGGTTCTACCATTGAACTACCCCCGCAAAAGGGCCCCTGCCGCCCGGGAGGACTCGCGGCAACCCGGCGGCTGTCCCGCTGGTCAGGCGGGGGGATGCAGGGAGGGGCCAGTCCCCTGCGCGTCCCGGGGGGTCAGATGGAGACTCCCTCCTCGTCATCTGCCTCCCCGGAGGTATCCCCGAATTCCGCCTCGGGATCGGGCTCTGCGGTCACACCGTCCTCGGAGACGGGCCCCGTCACCGGCGTGTCGGGGATGTCCTTCTCGACCTGATCGGCACCGGAAGCGTTCTGAGCCTCCTTCTCCTCGTTGGAGTTGGCCTCGGCGGCCTTGTGCGCATCCGCTTCCTTCTTGGCTTCACGCCCCGACTCCCGACGCCGCTTCTGAGCCTCGGACCGAGAGCTGGATGCCGACTTGCCGCCCTTGCCGCTCTTGGCGGGGGTGGGGGCCTCCTCGAACTTCTGCTTGAAGAATGGGCGCCCATAGTCGTCCTCGGCCTCCAGCAGGACCTGCCCGAGAGAGTCGTTCACGGTGTAGACCATACCCTTCTGGTACTGACGACCGCCCCGCGTGTACCGCTGGCAGCCCACGAGTAGCAGCTTCATGTTCTTGTCCCTGCTGGATAAGTACGGAAACTGGAGTTTCGCATTACAAAGAGACAAAGAAAAGGCCCAGAGGTTTCCCAGTGGGCCTTCTCCTCTGACCTGTGTGCTACTCAGGCCAGGTATACCAGTTCACCGGCTTACATGCTGCCGACGTTCTGGTATTTGACCGCTGCTTCCTCTTCCTCGACCTGGAAGTCCACACGGGCGGTCAGCACGATGATGTACGTGCGGGCCCGGATGTCCTTGTCCGTCTCGACGTGGACATCGCGCTGGATGCCGAAGAGCAGGTTCAGCGGGTTGGTCAGGATGCCCTGCGCGCTGGGCATGAGGCCGACCCCCCCGACCGGAGCCCCGGCAGCGAACACGGCGTCGGTGTTGCGCGTCTGCGCGTCCCCGGCAGCGGTCTCACGCTGGGCGATGGTCTCGCGGTAGTCGATCTCGTTCTCGGTGCTGACCCAGTGCCCCAGCGCAGCGCGGTTGCGACGGTACTGGGAGGGCAGGGTCTTCATGCCGTCCGTGAACAGGCGGCGGCTCACCGGGGACCCGGCTGCATCGACCACGTTGGCGGTCAGGCGCGACAGCCAGCCGTTGGTCAGGGCCAGATAGGCGTCTGCCGATCCAGTGTCCCCGAGGATGGCCAGCTCTTCGAGGTCGATGGCCGCACGTTCCGCGATCAGGGTCATGATGGTGTCCTTCAGGCCCCCGCTCGCGTCCCCGGCACCGCCGGTCATGGTGCCGATGTTGCCACGCTCGATGTTGTCCTCGATGACATCATACGGCAGGTTGATCTCCGCGATGACCTCCTTCGTGGTCAGCGTGATCTTCTCGGTGGTGGGCTTCGCCCGATCCCCCGCCGAGAGTGCCGTGTTCGAGACACCCGGACGCATGATGCGAGACGCGAACTGGATTTTGTTCACGTTCCGCTCCGGCGCGGACATCACCACGCGGCGGACCTGGCCCAGCATGGTCGGCTGGACCAGCAGCTTTCGGATGAAGCTGCTGGACTGCTCCACGGAGAGCTTGCCCCCATTGGAATCCAGATCGGAGACCGCGATGTCGGCCTTTTGCAGGAGCTTCTCGTTCCCACTCATGATACTTCCCCTTCTACAGGATTAGGTCGATGCAGGGCCCGCGCTACTTAGCGCGAACCCCCAAGGCCATCGAACGCGGTCATGGTTCCGTCCCAGATGTCCTCTTCGGACTTCCGGACGCCCTCACCGCTCTTCTGAACGGTGCTCTTGCCGGTCCCACCCAGACTGGACAGGGCCATGTCGAGGTCCCCACCTGCGGATTGCAGGTTCACGACGCGGCCACTTGCTTCCTGGGCCGTCTTGGCGACGGTCGATGCCTCCTGCACCCCCTCCTCCGTCTTCTGGAGCCTTTCGTCCATCTTGGAAATGGCCTCGGCCATATTGGTCATGCCGGTGGCCATCTTGGCGACGAGCGCCCGGAGGTCATCGTCGGTGCCCTCGACGCAAGCCGGTTCACCCTCGGGCTTGCCCCCGTCCCCCGGATTGCCGTCCCCCTCCTTGGCCACGGGGGTCTTGCCCTCGGGGTCCTTGCCCCCAGCGGTGGTCGCGGCAGGCTCGCCTTCGGCGGGCTGATTGGATGCCCCCGCGTTGGCGGCTTCCTCCTTGCTCACCGAGGTGTCCTGCCGGGGTGCGCCCTTGGGTGCTTCTTCGAGACCGTCGAGGTCGCCCGGCACCGCTTCCTTCATCTGTCCGTTCTTCATGTCGCCATCCTCGTGGTCGGCCTTCGATACACCCCCCAGGGCACCCCCGGAGAGGGTCGCGTGCTCCATCTTGAACACTTCCTGCGGCAGAGCCCCGACCATCTCCAGAATGTGAGCAGAGAAGGCGTTGAGGGCGGTTTCGACCGTCCCCCGTGCTTCTGCCGGGGTAGCTGCGTCCATCATCGCGGACCAGAACGTGTCCATGAGTGCTTCCATGGCCCAGTTCACGCCCGGAAAGAACGTGGACCCGCGCATGTTCTCCTCGAAGTCCGCGGACATCGGGAAGGATTCGAACATCTTGAACACGCGATCCGTTGCAATCGCGATGTCCTCGTTGAGGGCAATGAAGCTGCCCTCCACATTGAGATTGGTTCCCTCGGCCATGTACATGACCTGATCCCCATCCGCCTTACGGAGGGGCTTCTCGAAGCCGAGGGCGTCGATCTGTTCCTTGTACTTGTCCTCCGCCGACTTGCGGACGACCACCGCCAGAACGGAACCGGGCTCGGTGGTGCCACCCTTGAGGACCCCCGACAGGCGGTCCATCAGAGTGGACGGCTTCACTGGTTCCCCGTTCTCATCCTTCACGATGCGGAAGGGTGTACGGTTCGACCCACGCTTGACGAGCGACACCATCGAAATGGACGGGTTCTCCAGCTCGGTTGCGATGACCTTCGCTTTCGGCATTGTTCAGATCCTCAGTGCATCCATGAAGGTGTACCTGTGCGAGTGACCGCTGGCCGTCTCGGTAACCGTCCCCGCTTTGATCACATGGGAGTGCCCGCTCACTTCATCCGTCCCGCCTCCGAGGAAATTCCCCTCGTCATCGAAATTCAGAAAGAACTCGTGCTGGTGATCGGATTCAACGGCGGTGTCCCCCTTGAGAATCCCATCTTCCGGCACTTCGATTTCGAGCACCCGCTCCACGCGCTTCCCGTTGCCGTACATCGAGAAGCCGTTGATGTCCCCTTTCTTCACCTTGGCCCAGATGTCCGGGTCGGGGATGTGGACGCCGAGCACCCATGCCCCCTTGGCGAAGTCCGGATCGTTGTCCCGCGCGACGAAGCTCTCGACTACGAAGCACCCGGCCTCTTCGAGGCAGTGTTCCACGTCGATCTTCGTGATCCGGCTCTCTCGCATGAACTGATGCGCCATCTCCTCGATGGTGGCGGCTTGCATGAAGTCGCCTTGAGAGTCGGGGACCATTGGCGAGTACACCTCGCCGTAAACGAGGTGCCGTTCGTCCTCGAACTTCGAGAACTCGACAACGGTATGTCGCGGGTTTGTGTCCATGGGCTGAGAAGTTACTGCCACCAAGATTGCTTTACAACTTGCACTCAAGTGCAGGGGTGCACGCGAGTGCAGAATCTCAGCCGAACAGGGAGGGGAATATCTTCTTCAGGAGGTCTTCCGCCGCCTTTCGATCCAGACTCGGGAGGTCGTCCGTGTGGTCCTCTTGCCGGGTGCGGTCCTTGTTCTCCCCGATCTGGAACATCAAGTCCGTTGCCTCCGTGGCGGACGCCCCCCCTTCCGAGAGGGAGCGGCCCGATGCCACTTCCACCGTACCCAGCGTTTGCCGCCCGGACTCCACAGGGGTACTCGGCACGGAGACATCCCCGACCGAAGTGGCGATCCCCCGGCACATGGGGTGGTACGGGGGAAGTTGCATCCCGTTGGCTTGCAGGTCCGAACTGGACATCTTCCCAAGCCGCTCCACATTGGCCCGGGACTGACTCGGCCAGGGGGCAATCTGCCGGAGGTCGTTTGGGTCCTGACTAGAGAGCATGGACGTGGCGTGGGTGAGCGCGTCATTCACCGGGAAGACCCGCCCATCCATGGACTGGCACACCGGGCAGGTCCGTGAGTCGAGAATCTCGCTGACTGCGTATTCGGCGATGCCACTGAGGGCAGCTTCCCCGAGGAACCCGAAGCTGGACAAGCGGGACACGTACATGCTGGAGGCCACATCCACGTAGGACTTGCCCCCCACCTGAATCACGGTCCGGAGGGCCATGCTCTCCGCCTTCTCCAGTGTCTCGGACTCCAATGCCTCTCGCCTACGATCTTCGATGATTCCATGGGCTTGAGTCTGGAGGGCGGGCTGGGCATTCAAAACCAGAAGGGTTTCGATCTGCGTAAGCGCCGTCTCCAGAATCTCCACCGGGGGACGGTCCGCCATGGAGCTGTTCTCGGACCCCGAGATGCGAGAGGCCCCCAGCAGGATGGAAGCCAGGCCGATCACCTGCACGTGCTTGCGGGCTTTGCCCACAGCGGTCTCGAAGCTGATCTGCTCAGCAAGGTCGTGCGCGTCGTCCCACTGCTCTTTGTCCACGGCGGTCTGGAGACGCTTGAGCAGACTGCTCTGGTTCTCCAGCCAACCGTCGAGGACCCGATCTACGAGCGACCGCTCCAGATCAAGGAAGGCTTCATGCGTGATCGTGGTCAAGGCACTCACCCGCCCGGGTCAGGAGCGCGCTGGTCCCCGCGAGGTCCGAGGGGTCCTTGACCATCCGCGTGCCCACGTAGTTAGAGAACAGATTCCGAACCTCCGGGGTCATGGTCTTGATGATGCCCCGCATGGCTCCGACTTCATCATCGGTGAAGTCCTTGTATCCAGAGAGGTACCCAGACCAGTCGTTGGCCAGCTCCGTGAGGAGCCACCCGTCCATCTTGCGGATTCTCCCGTTTTCGGACGCTTCGATGGTGGTGTCCCCGCCGTCTGGAACGCCCTCGTCGTCCTCTTCGCCGTTGCCCCCGGTGGGGTTGTCCGGGTCTGGCTTCGGCTCGCCTAGGAGGCGGTTGACGGCTTCCTTGACGGCGTCCTGATTCTCTTCTCCTGACTCGTCCAACGCGAGAGACAGCCCTGACACCTCGTTCATGGCGTCCAG